TTTTTCTATTTTATTGGGAATTTTTTACACATTAGCATTAACTACAAGGTTTTCCGACTCCAAATTTGAGATACATATCTGTACCAATAAAAATAAGTCTGAAACAAAATACCTATTGTTCGTTGACAACAACGTTATAGGTTATGCCCCCAATAGAGTACTCTTAAAAAATGATTTGCCTGCAACCTTATTAATCGAAAAAACATACGAGCTGGATATAGCTCAATAAATATTCAATCAAATAGAAAAAGAAAAGGAAAAACTGATGATTTATGTCACTAAGCGCAATGGGTCGCGAGAATCTCTTAACATTGAAAAACTGCATAAGGTAGTGTTTTATGCATGTGAAAATATTACAGGAGTGAGCGCAAGCGAAGTTGAAATAAAAAGTCAAATACAATTCTTTAACGGTATGAAAACCAGCGAGATCCAAGAAACACTGATCAAAGCCGCAGCAGATCTTATCAGCGAAGATACACCAAATTATCAATATGTTGGCGGCAGACTGATCAATTACGCATTACGCAAAGAAGTTTATGATGGTTATACACCATTCCACATAAAAGAGTTGGTCATCAAAAATACCGAACGTGGGTTTTACGATCCGGACTTGCTAGGATACTACAGCGATGACGAGTGGGAAAAGATCAACAGCTACATCAAACACGAACGTGATGAGAACTTAACCTATGTTGCTATGGAACAACTCCGCGGAAAGTATCTTGTACAGAATCGTGTAACAGGTGAAATATTTGAAACTCCGCAAATGTGTTACATGTTGATTGCTGCTACACTGTTTAGTAGCTATCCTAAGGAAACACGTCTGCGTTGGGTAAAAGACTATTATGATGCAATTAGCCTACATGACATCAGCTTGCCAACTCCTGTAATGGCTGGTGTTCGCACACCGCAGCGACAGTTCAGCAGTTGCGTACTCATTGAAACTGGCGACAGTCTTGACAGCATAAACGCTACAAGCTCAAGCATTGTCAAGTATGTAAGTCAGAAAGCTGGCATTGGTATTGGCGGCGGTGCTATTCGTGCAATAGGTTCGCCTATACGCAAGGGCGATGCATATCATACCGGTATTATTCCTTTCTACAAGATGTTCCAAGCAGCAACAAAGTCATGCAGTCAAGGTGGCGTGCGTGGCGGTGCAGCAACAATTTATTATCCTATTTGGCACCTTGAAGTTGAAGAAATGTTGGTGCTAAAAAACAACAAGGGCACCGAAGAAACTAGAGTACGTCATATGGATTATGGTGTACAGTTTAATAAACTGATGTACGAAAGACTTATTACCGGCGGCGACATTACACTGTTTTCACCAAACGATGTTCCTGGATTGTACGAAGCGTTCTTTGCAGACCAAGCAAAATTCCGTGAACTATACGAAACAGCAGAACGCAATACAAGACTACGCAAAAAAACAGTCAAGGCCATCGAACTGTTTAGTTCATTTATTGAAGAGCGTAAGAACACTGGCCGTATCTATTTACAAAACGTAGACAATGCAAACGACCATGGATCGTTTATTCCTGAGTTGGCACCCATTCGTCAAAGTAATCTTTGTGCAGAAATTGATTTGCCCACCAAGCCATTAAATGATCTAAACGATCCGGAGGGGGAAATCAGCCTCTGCACCCTTTCCGCCATTAACTGGGGCAATATGAAAACGCCATCCGACTTTGAACGTGTGTGTCGTTTAGCAGTACGTGGGCTTGATTCACTACTGAGCTACCAGGGCTATCCTATATTGGCAGCACAACTCAGCACTGAAAAGCGCCGTCCAATAGGTGTTGGTATCATTAACTTTGCATACTGGCTGGCCAAACAAAATCTCAGCTATCAACACATCACACCTGAAGGATTGGAGTTGGTTGATGAGTGGGCAGAAGCATGGAGTTACTATCTGATCAAAGCCAGTGCCGACTTGGCAATAGAGCAAGGTGCTATACCAGGATTGATGGAAACAAAGTACGGCTACGGAATTACACCTAACCAAACCTATAAAAAGGACGTGGACGAACTTGTACCGCATCGTGAGCGTATGCCTTGGGATGAGTTGCGTGAACAACTAAAAACAACAGGTATTCGTAACAGCACATTGATGGCTCTTATGCCAAGTGAAACATCAGCACAGATTGCAAATGCTACAAACGGTATTGAACCGCCACGTGCCTATATTTCAGTTAAGCAAAGCAAGCACGGCGTTCTCAAGCAGGTTGTTCCAGAATACAAACGCTTGAAGAACAAGTATGATTTGCTATGGGATCAGCGTAGCCCAGAAGGCTATTTAAAAATCATGGCAGTGTTTCAAAAATACATAGACCAAGGTATCAGTGTAAACACAAGTTACAATCCTATTTTCTTCGAAGACGAAAAGATTCCAATGAGTGTTATGCTACAACACCTTATCATGTTCTACAAGTACGGTGGCAAGCAATTGTATTACTTCAACACCAACGACGGTCAAGGCGAAATTGATGTGTCAAAGATGTTTACAATACAAGACACAGAAGAACCCGCAGCAGACACTGATGAAATGTGTGAAAGCTGCACAATATAATTGACACAGTCGTTGTGTTATGTTAAATTTACAATTGCTATAGAAATGAGGTAAACTATGAGCGTCTTTGATATTCAGAACCGTGCAGATCATACAAAGGTATTGGCCTTTCTTGATCCAACGGGCGGCCCTACTATCCAACGTTATGACACACTAAAATACAAGTACTTTGATCAACTAACAGACAAGCAGCTAGGATTCTTTTGGCGTCCTGAAGAAATTGACATCTACAAGGATGCTAAAGATTTTAAAGCTCTAACCGACCACGAACAGCATATCTTTACGTCAAACCTAAAGCGTCAAATCTTGCTTGATAGTGTTCAAGGCCGTGCACCAGTTGAAGCGTTTAGTCCTATTGTTAGTTTGCCAGAACTTGAAAATTGGATCACTACTTGGACGTTCAGTGAAACCATTCACAGTCGCAGTTACACACATATCATTCGCAATGTTTACAGCAACCCTAGCAAAATCTTTGATGAAATGATGGACATCAGAGAAATTGTTGATTGTGCTAGCGATATCTCAAAATACTACGATGACTTGATTGAAACCAGCATGTATTATAATCTGCTTGGTGAAGGTACACATACAGTCAACGGCAAGACTGTTATAGTCGATCTTTATGAACTAAAGAAACTACTGTGGCTTACTCTTATGAGTGTGAACATTCTCGAAGGCGTTCGTTTCTATGTTAGCTTTGCATGTAGCTGGGCATTTGCTGAACTCAAGAAGATGGAAGGCAATGCTAAAATTATCAAGTTGATTGCACGTGATGAAAACTTGCATCTTGCAAGCACTCAGATGTTGCTGAAACTTCTTAAAAAAGATGACCCTGACTACACTAGAATTGCAGAAGAAACTGAAGCTGAATGCATTAAGATGTTTGTAGATGCAGTTGATCAAGAAAAAGCATGGGCAAAGTATTTGTTCAAAGACGGATCAATGATCGGACTGAATACACAGTTGCTAAACGAATACATTGAGTGGATTTGTGCAAGACGTATGGGTCACGTAAATCTTCCATGTCCGTACAAAGTTCCAGCAGCCAATCCGTTGCCTTGGACACAGAAGTGGATCAGTGGTGCAGATGTTCAAGTTGCTCCACAAGAAACTGAAATTACCAGCTATGTCAGCGGCGGCACCAAGCAGGACGTTGGCACTGATACATTCAAAGGGCTAAGTCTATGAGAAAACCTCGCAAACCTCGCGGTCCTGCAAAAGTTAAAGCAGCGGCACGTAGAGCAACTAAGATTGGGAAAAAACGTAAATGAGTGAAACTGTTGTATGGAGCAAAGATAATTGCCCTTATTGTGTTAAAGCAAAGCGTATGCTGGATGGCAAAGGTATTCGTTACGAAGAAAGAAACATCAGCACTGGTCCGTGGACCAAGGAACAGTTGCTGGAAGCAGCACCCAATGCTAGAACAGTACCGCAGATAATCCTACATGGATCACTGATTGGTGGATGTGACGCATTAGAAAAATACTTTGAAGAACATGACATGTGGAGAAATGATTAATGCTTATTGAAGCACCAATGAAGGATGGCGACACTGTTACTATCAAAACATTCAACGGCGACGAACTGATTGCTAGATTAGTTGAAACCAAAGCCAATACCTATGTGGTATCCAAGCCACTGGCAATTATGGCAACACCACAAGGAATTGGTTTAGGTCCGTACTCGTTCACAGTAAATCTTGATACAAAAATCGAGATTAACAAAAATGCAGTGATCTTTATTGCTAAAACAGATGCGTCAATGGCAAAGCAATATATTTCTAACACAACAGGATTGGCAATTTAATCATGCCAGGTATTGTGAGACAAGACGATAAAGATAGTTCGCTAGATGTTCCTACACAATACTCGTCAAAGACAAAAATCGATGGTAAATTTGTTCATAGACACGGCGATAGAGACAGTGGTTTAGACACTGTTTCGTCGGGAATTGGATTGGACAAAAAGGCCTATATCGAAGGCAAACCTGTGGTTGTTGTTGGCGATGTAGACAGCGGCGGCGACACAAAGAATAATGGATCATCCACTACGTTTGTTGGTTGACTACATACTGAAGTTGTATTAAATTAAATTATAGGCCAACAGAAAGGCAAAACATGAAGAAAA